ACAATTTCTGTTCCGTCTTTTTCTTGTTGGCGACCCAAGATGAAGATGTTGTCGGCAGAGTAATAAGAACCTGTACCACCACCAACAATATCTTTAGGAAACATACCAATTTCTTTGTAGGTGTGATTCACAACAACCATTGGAATATCTTTAAGTGACAAGTGAGGTGTAACCATACGGAACAAAGACTTGACCTGTTTCGCACGGCTCATATCGGCTACTGATTTTTGGTCAAGTGCATCTTCCACCTCCTTCTTAGAAGCCAGATTACCAATAGAATCCACAACAATGATAACATGTTCACCCCTTTCAAGATTGGTGAGTTGGTTCATAATATCGAACTTTAATTGTTCAATGTCTGTAATAGGAGTATGGAGCACCCGCTCTGTATCAATGCCAAAGCTATCAAAATAAGATTGCGGAGTGCCGAATTCAGAATCGTAGAAAAGTAATGCTGCATCATCATATTTGTCCAAGTAAGATTTGGCCATCAATAGAGAAAAAGCAGTCTTGAAATGTTTGGATGGACCCGCCCACATTGTAAGACCTGGTGTAAGACCACCATCTAGTTTACCAGACAATGCAATATTGACTGCTGGTACGGAAGTTGGAATCATATCCTTCTGTGTGAAGAATTTGGATTTCGATAGAATAGCCGAATCTTTAATCGAACTATTCTTTTTGATTTTATCAAGTATACTCATATTAATCCTTTTAAGAGAAAAAATCTTCCAATGAATTGCTCTTTTCTGTTTTCCAACCCATGCAATCTAAAATGATTCTGATTGGTTCAAGAAACGCCTTATCGAATTGTATATCATAATCAATATATTCGTCAAGCTTAAATTCTTTTGGAATTCTGGTAGGGAAAGAAATAACATCTTCTTTCAGATGATTCGGTAATTTAAGATAGGTAAATTTGAGTTTTTCACCTTCTTGAATTTTTTGGTATTTTTTTTCTAAACCCAATTGTTTTAACTGGTGATTATAAATGATTGCACCACGAACATGAATTGGTGTTCCTTTTTTGTAAAGTGTTACCGAATCGGAATAAGTATTTAGCCCATTGAGACCACGGGGGAAAGAGATTTCTTCCGCAGGCAATTTCTTAAATTCTTCTCTGAATTCGGCAATAAACTTTTGCACTTCTTCTTCGGTGCCAGTCATCATCAACTGAATTGTTTCTTTCATCTTTTCACGGATGGCCGATGGAGTGGAAGACTTAATCATTTCCAATCCCATGACTTTCATCTTAGGTTCGGAATACTGGACACCTTCGTTATTATATACATTCAGAATGTATCGTTTCTTGGCAGTCCAAACACCTTTGTCGGACAAACCTTCTCGCTTCATTTGCATCTTTTGGTCATATGCCTTGACATAATCAGCCAACTCTTTGTATGATCTGTCAATATATGGTTGAATCTTTTCTTCACAAATTTTGTCCATCAAAGAAATGACTTTGTTTTTATCACTTGTGTCTTTGATGAATTTATTAACCAATTCACCCATGCGTAAATAAATTGAATCGGTATCAGAAGCAATTACATAATCTTGGTTTTCTGTTTGGAGAATCTTGTTCATCCATTCATTGATCTTACCTTCAATCCACCGAATAGACAACTGACCAGCAGTAGTAACCCCAAGAGCCATTCGTAAATCATAAAAGCGGAAATACTGGCTACCAAGAGCGCCATAAGCAGAATTGAGAGAAACCTTTTTTGCAAGTTGTAGGTTATTGTATCTTGCAATTCGTTTTTCAATTTCATATTTTTTAGTTGAATCTTTTTCATTCTCTTTTTCCTGTTGTGCTTGCAACATCATTTTTTTGAATTTTTTGCGATCTTCATACATATCTTCCAACATCTTAGGCAAAAAACCTTGAATGTCAGTTCGGAAGAATTGTCCGTTAGGTGTTATTGTTGCACCTTCAAGATTGAATGTATCAACACCTTTCTTAAGCATCTTTTCAACGGAAACACCTTCGGACAGGATGTTACGCATTTCTGGCGTGTAATCTTCTGGTTCAATCAGAGTTTCGGGTGAAATGTTGTATTGCATCATCAAGTGTGGATACAAACTGTTCAAGTCAAATGAGGCCACCCAATCATGTTTACCGACTTGTGGTTCTTTGACATATGCACCTTCAAAAGCTGAATCTTTATCCTGCACTTCTCTTGGTGGTACAATGATGCCTTTATTGAACAAATAGGAATAAGTCATCGAATCCCACATACGAGTTTGTGCAAAAATATCTTCGTAGTTGCACTTGGTATCGTATGCAAGAGTTAAACCCAATTCAATCAGTTTAAGTTTGTCTTCCAATCGTTCAATCAGCAAAGCATCTTTGATGTTATACTCAATAAACAATTGGTAGTTTCTTTTGTAAAGGTCGTGTAAATTATCATACTCATCATATGAAATTTTACCTTCGCCGAGTTCGACATTGGCGATATTATCCAAACGATAGGACTCCTGTGATTTACCACCCGGCGCATACCATTTGTATAGTTCAATATAATCTAGTTGTTCAACACCCAAGAAACCATATGCCGTCATTGCACGGCCATTGATAACCGTTTTGCGTTCAGAGATAAAGTTCCAAGGTGATAGCTTCTTGGCTTCATCTTCACCAAGAATTTTGCGTAGACGATTGACAAGATATGGCACATCAAAAAACTTGGTATTCCAACCAGTCAATACATCAGGTGTTCTGGTTGCCCATGCAGTCAGAAAAGACTTGCACATAGACCATTCGTCTTTGCACTTGTGATAGTTTACTTTGTCCGGATGTTCATTGATAAAATCACCACAACCCCAAACATACATGTGGCCACCAAGTGTTTTCCACGCAATGGCCGTGATTGGTTCGTTAGCTAGATAAGGATCAGGGAATCCGTTTTCAGAACCAACCTCAATGTCAATAATTGCTACATCTATCTTATCTTGGTCCCAGTCAACCATATCGGCATGTTGTTCGGCAATAAATGCATATTCATACCGAGTTTGACCATAGATTTTTGGTGCACCAGAAACACCATCAAATTTCTTGATGTAATCTCTGGCATCATAAATTGAATCAAACTTCTTTTCTACGAGAGGTAGACCATCAAGTGATTTGTGTGTAGATATTTTTGTGGCGGGTATATACAACTTTGGTTCATAGTCAATCTTTGCTTTTACTTTTTTTCCGCCACGGACTCCACGATAAAGGATTTTACCGCCAATAGATTGAACATTTGTATAAAAGTTTTTTGTCATTATCCTGTAATAATTTTCTTTTCAGTAGGTAGAATCAGACCAAGACCAAACATTTGTTCGTAGTTTTTACGGAAATCTTCGGCAGGAACATAATAGTATACAACATGTTCACGTAGAAATTCAAGTATTGCGTCCTTGACCTCATCTGTATATGACGGAAATGGTGCAAATCCTACATTTGGTGCACCATCTTGGCCACGCATCATGGCAACCCTTACAGGATTTTTAACCCTAAATTTACCACCATCTGCAATTAATTCACCAATGATATCTTCACCAGTCACCAATTTAAAAATTCGAATATCCATAATTTGTCCTTTTTGTTAGGGTATAAATACTTATGTTCACTATTATACAATAATTTTGAACTTATGTCAAATATACCTAAAGGTAAAATAAAAATGATCAAAAAGATTGCCACAATGGTGCTTTTTATCATGACTACATCAATTTGGGCTCAAACCGATCCCATAATAACTGATTCGACTTCACGCACTACATCAAATTCTTATTCAGAAACCGTAGTTAAATCTCCTCCTCCTTCAGCAATTGCTCCGGCAATTACCACAATCAATAATGATTTGTGTGTTGTTGGTGCATCTGGTGCCGTTCAAACACAAATTTTTGGTATGTCTTTTGGTTCAACAGCCAGAGATATGAATTGTGAAAGAATCAAACTTGCCAAAAACCTATATGACATGGGTATGAAAGTGGCAGCTGTTGCAACATTGTGCCAAGACCGCAGGGTTTTTGATGCAATGATGAGTGCTGGTACTCCATGTCCTGTAGAAGGTAAAATTGGTGTTGATGCTAAATCCTACTGGGAAGAAAATCCAGAAAAAATACCTGCACCAGTTAAAGAGAAATGAAAAAATTATTGGCTGTATGCCTTGTTATAATATGTTCGGTAATTTCAGCACAGCAATTACCAACCGGCACACAAACATCACCAAACTTGGTTTACACAACAGTAAATCCATATCCAGGACCAACAGGTAGTTCACCTGGTTCTTGGACCGGATTTGCTGTGACAACATCAACTGGTGGTGGTTATTCTGGTGGAAATCAGCCAGGATATAATACAACAACCGGAACTTTCATGTTTGGTTATCAACAAGGAACTATAGCATATCAATATGCTTTGAATAGTGCTTTAAAAAGTAGTGGAATGACTTGGTTAGGATATAATTATTCTTGGGATTATTATAATCAAGATACTGCTAGAGGAACATTATCAGCGGCCGTAAACTTTGTTTCTGATAGTGGTGCAAGCTTGTTTTCTAAAAACTATTCCATGGGTAAAACCACAAATGGTTGGACTACAATGAGTGGTACAGAAATTTTTCCCTCTGCTTTAGATGTGGCACCGATCAAGAATTTTAGTTTAAGTTTTACCGGTAAAGATGATAGATTTTGGGCTGGCTATTACGGACCTCAAATAAAAAATCCTTCCATATCAATAAACTATACCTTTGATGCATGTTCAAGTAATCCTTTGAGCAGTCCAAGTTGTCCAGGATATGCAGCAGCTTATTTGGCTCAACAATGTTCTGCCAATCCATTATATGATGTTTCATGTCCCGGTTATGCGGCCGCATATTTGACTCAACAATGTTCTGCTAATCCTTTGTATAACGCACAATGTCCTGGTTATGCACAGGCATATTTTGATCAACAATGTAGTATCAATCCTTTATATAATAATCAATGTCCAGGATATCAACAAGCATATTTCAATCAGCAATGCACATCTAACCCTNNATATACAATGTAAATTGTCCTGGTTATGCTCAAGCATATCATGACCAACAATGTTCAATAAATCCTTTATTCATGTCTGATTGTCCTGGTTATGCTGCAGCTTATAAATCACAACAATGTTCGTTGAATCCATTGTATGCTTCTGATTGTCCTGGTTATGCTCAGGCTTATTTCAATCAACAATGCTCATTGAATCCTTTATACAACACACAATGTCCTGGATATGGACAAGCATATTTTAATCAGCAATGTTCATTGAATCC